GAGTTATACAGGTAATTATGTTATTACCGATGTTAGATTTAAAAATGAAGCAGAACATATTAAGCAACGCGACTATGCTCAAATTTGGCGTATTGAGCGTCCAGGAGTAGGTCCTATCAACGACCATATTTCTGAAATTGATATGGATGACTGGAACTACGACCATATTTTTAATAACGATAAAAGCTTAGATGAACTTCATGCTGCTGTAGAAGAACAGGTATCTAAAAGTGTTTAAAGGAACCCTGCTTCCGTATCAACCTGAAGCCGTAGAAAAAATGTGTACCGATGGTAAGACATTGGTTGCATACGACCTTGGCTTGGGTAAAACGGTGCTGACTATTGCTGCTCTTGAACGTCTTCGTGCAGACGGTTCTATAGAAGGACCTGGCATGATTATTTGTTTGTCTGCCCTCAAGTATCAGTGGTACAACCAAATTAAGAAGTTTACTGATGACGTTAGTGTTGTTGTCCTTGATGGTTCTCCAACTAAGCGAGCGCAACAGTATATGGATGCTATTAACGGCAAATATGACTACGTGATTATGAACTATGAGCAGATAGTTAATGACTGGAAGTTTGTACAAAAGTTACCTCGTGAGTTTGTGGTTCTAGATGAGGCTACGGCTATTAAGTCATTTCGTTCTAAGCGTTCTAAGCATGTAAAACAACTTGCTAATGCTAAGTACAAGTTTGCCCTAACAGGAACACCTATTGAAAATGGTAAGCCTGAAGAGCTTTACAGCATTATGCAGTTTGTTGATAATCAGCTTCTTGGAAACTTTGAGAAGTTTGATAACGCGTTTATCGTTAGAAATCACTGGGGCGGGGTAAGTCGTTACCGCAACCTTCCTATATTGCATAAGAAGCTCATGGAGCGCTGTGTTCGTAAGTCTCAAAAAGATGCTGACGTAGCTCCGTTCCTACCTGACTCTATTCATAAAGACCCTATGTTCTCGACTTTAGATAGAAAATCAGCAAAGCTGTACAGCCGTATTGTAAACGATTTGCTTGTTGACCTTGAAGAGGGCGAGGCACTCTATGGTTCTTCCTTTAATATCTTAGCTCACTATGGTTTAGAGAACAGCTGGTCTGATGCCGAGAATGAGTTACGTGGAAAGCTAATGTCAAAGATTGGTGCTTTGAAGATGCTTTGCTCACACCCTGACTTGTTACGCATCAGCGCTGAAAAGTTTCACAAACAAGAGGGTGACGGTTCTGCATATATTGCTGAGTTAGTTGATAACGGTCATCTAGACGACATTACAAAGTGTGAAAAGCTAGACATGCTTGTCTCATACGTTAATGAGTTTCTAGATATCTCAGACATCAACAAGGTCGTTATCTTTGCAACTCACGTTGACATGCTAGACATTATTCAAACTCGCTTGGGCAAAGAGCGCTGCCGTCTTTACTCAGGAAAGCTAAACGCTAAACAGAAAGAAGACAACAAGGTTGCCTTCAACAGCGACCCTAGTATTCGTGTACTTATCAGCAGTGACGCTGGTGGGTATGGCGTGGACTTACCTGCAGGCAACTTGCTTATCAACTACGACCTTCCATGGTCAAGTGGCACAGCGGTTCAAAGAAACGGACGAATAGTTCGAGCCTCTAGTAACCACACCACTGCCGTAGTTGTAGATTTTCTGTACTCAGGAAGCCTTGAGGTTAGACAGTATGACGCTCTTCAGCAAAAAGGTGCTGTGGCTGCTGCTGTAGTTGATGGCAAAGGTATTGATTCTAAAGGTGGCGTTGAGTTGACGCTTGCATCACTAAGTAACTTTTTAAGAAACACAACGATATAGGAGACTAACATGGAAGAGATATATCTGACACAAGAAGAGTACAAGCACGCCCTGGACATAGGCTATGAGCGAAGCATTAAGCATCGGGACAAGCTTGGCGAGCGCGTATCCTTGAACTTTCGCACAGGTCGTCAACTGCCTGACATTGTTGGGGACATGCTTGGAGCGGTAGCAGAGTGTGCTGTAGCCAAGTACTACGGCACTCATTGGAACGATGTCTATTGGGATTTGAAAGAGCATAATCAGAACAAGAAAGCTCCCGATGTTGAGCCTTGGTTTGAAGTACGCCGTGTAAATCGAGAAGATGGTCAGCTGTCTTTGCGCTCAGATGATGAGCCTACAAAGGTTGCTATTTTGGTTTACGTGGACTTCCTTAACTCGCAAAAGGTTACCTTGATTGGTGGCATCCGTATACAAGACGCATTTGACTGTGCTGTGGATGCATCTAAGGCAAATCAATCAGATAATTATTTGTATTTTCCTAAGACAGATACCTATATGGTTATGCAACAAGGTTTAGAAAATATTAATGATTTTGACCCCGCAACCGCTCTAAGTCAAGTAGACTAGATATATGCCAAACGCACCTAAGACCCCAACACGCACTATTCGTGTGTCTGACGACCTATGGAAAGCCACTCAGGAAAAGGCTTCCTCTCAGGATAGAACCGTTACCAGCGTCATTATTGAGGCGTTAGAGGAATATACTAAGTCTTGATTTGACAAACCTCCGAACCCCCTATAGATTTTGTCCCGAATCTAAAGGGGGTTCTTTTTATGGATAAAGAAACAATCCAAAGTCATATCCGTCAATATGTCGGTCTGCAAGAACAAGAAAAGCTATTAGCAGAGCGTAAAAAAGCAATTCATGCAGAGCTATCAAAAGCTATTGATAGTTACGGTGAAGAAGATGCTAAAGGTAATATCGTATTGGATATTGGCGATGACACAGTTGGTGTCACATCTATTACAAAACGTAAGCGAACATCAAAGTCAATAAACACAGATATTGCAGTTCCTTTCCTAAAGGAAAAAGGCTTAGATTATTGTGTAAAGATTGTTGAACAAGTTGATGAAGATAATATTATGGCTGCTTACTTCGAGGGTAAAATTTCTGAAGAAGACATGTCTACAATGGTTCCAGAAACAATTTCCTACGCATTGTTTGTGAACAAGTAATGTCCGAAGATTTTATGGAACAGTTTGCTGGATTAGAGGAGTTCTATCCAGGAAGCAAAAAGAAGCGTCGTGAGCCACTTCCACCCGAAGTGGTTCCTGACGAAAACTGGGATTCCAAGCCGTACATCAAAACTCTTCCTAGCGGAAAAGACATTGAGATGTATACGATTGGAGCGTTGGCAGGAGCGCTTGGTCGACCTATAATCACCATTCGCAAGTGGATACGAGAAGGGAACTTACCTCCTTCTCCATACCGCCTTCCAACAAAGAAAAACAAACACGGGGAGGACCATAAGGGTCGTAGACTGTATACACGGGCTATGATTGATACTGCGGTCAACGTTTTTAAGTCAAATGGACTTATGGACACAAAGCGTATAGACTGGTCGCAACACCGCTTGGTTCCTCAAGAACTAAACGAGGCGTGGTTAAAACTACGCGAAGAATAATCAACTAACAAAGGAACATAAATGCCAAACGCAAATACAAATGCAACATCTGCCAATTCGTTCGTTACTGATGACGAAGAGTTTTCAGTAGAAGACCGTCCGCAACAAACTGCTTCAGTAATCACATCAGGTTGGGCTGCTGCAGAAGATATGACACCGAAGACCGAAGGTTTTCCAACTGAGTGCAAGCTCAATGATAAGCCACAGGTTCTTAAGTTTATTGACCAAAATGGTCCATTCGCTGCTTTCAAGCAGCACTTCCTTACTGGCAAGCCAGGAAAGAAGTCATACATTTGCCTTAACTCAAAAGGTCAAAATAATAACTGCCCACTATGTTCTGTTCTTCATAACAAAGCAGAAGATAAGCGTGCATTTACTGTAATTAACTTTAGCGCTGAAGGTGGTCCACAAAAGCAGATTCTTCTTTCTGCAAACCGCCTTTACAAATCTCTACACAACGCTGAATTCTCACCACAAGGTCCTCTTACTAAGCCATATTGGGGTCTAAGCCGTACAGGTGAAAAGGCTGCAGTTGTGTACAACCTTCAAGCCATTAAGTCCCGTGACCTCAACGAGGACTGGAACATTAGTGAGCAAGAAGCAGAAGAATTTGTTAGTTCTGCAACACCGTTCTCCGCTTCGCTTTACCGCGAAAACTCTTACGCTGAGCTTATGGAAATCGCGCAAGAGATGATGGGAACAATTAACTAACAAACTAGACGTCTACAAGGGCAGGTTGTTTTAGCAGAGTTTCCACTGCACCCCTTTCTACCTGTCCTTGTAGGCTTTTTTTATAAGGGGGTTTAATGGGCGTAATAACTAATAAAGAACAGCTCCAAGAAATGGTTAGTTACTATATGGAGCAAGATGCGTTTGCATTTGACGTAGAAACAATGGGAGACCGCAGAGGCGTTACTCCTGTAAATCAAGTAGTTTGGATTACATTTGCTACATACGGTCGAGTGGATGCTATTCCTATGGGGCATCCCAATGGTGAGTTCCTTCATCTTGTTCGCCCTCTTACTGGGCAAGGACAGAAAAGAGTAGATAAAGGTTTAGAAGCACGTCCTAGTGATTATTCACGTGACGATAAGAAAGCAACTAAAGTCTTTACTGAAGCACCTTCTCAGATGTTTCCTTCAGAAGTGTTTGATGCACTTCAACCATTACTTTTTAGTGACAAGTTAAAGATTGGTCACAACCTAGTATTTGATTTAACTTCTATTGCTAAGTACTGCAACGGCATAGTTGCGCCAGGACCCTACTTTGACACAATGATTGCATCTTTCCTTTACGATAACCGCAACAAGGGTAAATGTGGTCTTGATGACTGCCTAGAGCGCGAAATTGGTTTTAAGATGACCAAAGGAGTAGGTAAGAAGATTGAAGACTATTCCTTTGATGAAGTCGCTCGCTACGCAGAGTTGGACGCTAAGTACACATGGTTACTCTGGGGAAAGCTTATAAAGAAGGTTGAAGAAGCAGAAGTACAAAACGTAATGGCTTTGGAGATGCAGGTGCTAGAGGTCTTGTGTCAGATGAAGCTTACTGGCGCTCCTATTGATACCAATGCTCTTGTACAACTTAAGGGTGACCTTGAGAAAGAGATTGAGAATAAACGCGTAGAGATTTACCGCGAAGCCAATCAGGTTTTTAATATCAACTCTGTTGCTGAGAAGCAAGCAGTTTTGTACAA